ATTGTCTATGAGAATCCAGTCATCGCCTGAAGTGGAAGACCTTTTGACTAGCAACCATTGAGGCTCATATCCCAATGTCACAACAGGCCCAGTTGTTGAGCCATTACCCGTATAAGAGCCACACGAAATCACATTGTCTGTACCAGTTAGGCCAAAGCCTCCTGCGTCATGGGCGAATAGGTAGGCTACGTAGGCAATACCCGATTGGTTAGCGCCTGTATAGCCAACAGTAAAAGTTGTGCTATTTTGACCAATGAAATTACCTACGTTAGCTTCAGCATCGGTTGTATTTAATTTCAACTGATAAGATTGAGATGTAAGACTGCGATGCCATACTCGCCAATCATTAAAGCTAGCATCAACAAGCGGTTTAATGATGATGCATCCGGGCGTACTTCCAAGATTATGTGCAATAGCTTGACTACTCGTGCCATCCCCCGTATAAGTCACAACATCAAAGAACTTTGGTGCTTTTGCCCAAGACCAAGATACATAAGTATCGCCACTATCGTTTACAGGCGTGTTGAAATCAAACCCATTTGTATTGAATGAGCTAACAATATCAAACGCATTTTCTGCGTCTGTACTATTTGAAGAAATATATCCTGCGGAAGTACCACGATTGGTATCCATTAAGCAATGGCTTGTTACACTACCAGATGGGTATGTTCTCTTTTTTAACCAAACCAAACCACCTTTGGTAGACAAATCAATATTGTTTGTTATGGTTTGGTCTGACCCTGTACCAGAATACAAGAACGTAGAGAAATAATCTTCTATATATTTAGGTACAGCAGCAACCCCGCCTCCAAATGCGTCATAGCTTGCTGCTCCACTAGTCGATTGTAAAGGCATTATTGTTCCTTGCTTTTGCAGTTGTTCATGTGCCACTTAGCCAAGTTACCGCCACTTGCCATTATTCCGCAATGTGGGCATTGTTCTTTACGCTTTGGCTTACGCATATTGATTGTTGTTGATTTCTTTACGCCAGTTGTTCCAGCAATAATAGCTTGTCTGCGTTGTTCAGTACATGGGTTACTTTTACCTTTAAGTGAATTACTGATACGTTGTTTTTGTTCATCAGTCCACTCATGTCTAGTTTTGGCAATAGTTTCTTGACTAGCAACATATCCCGCACGACCATCGCCACCATCAGTTGCGTTTGTTAAGTCAATACCAAACTCACGCATTTCAGCAATTAAAAAACATTCAAGTTCTTTAGCTTGCTCATGGCTTACATTTTCCTCAACTTTACGCACAATAATGTCTAAACCAAGGCTTTGAATCTTACGAATCTTGTTTAGCTTATATGTTAGCTTGTCAGAATTCTTAGCTTCCCAAGCATGAAAATGGCAACGTCTACCCACACCCTTACCAACGTAAAAGGGCATCCCATTTCTAGGGTCAGTAAGCGTGTAAACGTAGGCGGTGTTCATCATGCCTTAAATTGTGTGTTGCTTGCCAAGACTGTGAATGTCGCACTACCTGTCTTGATTACGAGGTAGCGGTAACTGTCTATTCCACTAGCATTTCCCGCAGTAGGCGCACCACCTAGCCACCTAGTAGTCACACCAGAAGTCGTGCCATCAACTTGAACCGCAGAGTTGTAATAGGCAGTAGCACCTTGAGTGACCAAGAAAGCCACAGTCATTGATTGACCTGTACTCATCAAAGTGTCTAGTGAAGTACCGCTAGAGCCTCTGAAGTTAACTGTCCAGTTAGCACTTGCGTTACTTGTGTAGTACAGAACAGACTGAGTTGTAATGTCGTAGTTGATTGTTCCTGTAGCTGCTGTTGCTGAAACTGTAGCTACCTCTGCTGCATCGTTTAGGACAATGGCAGTAGCAGATGATGAACCTGAGAAAGTCTGAGTAGCTGTGAATGTCTGTGCAGAGTTGGTAACTGCTGTGTTAGCGTTGTAAGCTTGTACATCAGTACCAATAGCTAGTCCAAGAAATGAACGTGCAGAAGAACCACCAGCACCAAGTGTAGTTAGATCTGCGTCATATGCTTGGACATTAGTACCAATAGCCAAACCTAAGTTAGTTCGAGCAGTAGAAGCACTTGCTAGGTCAGACAGATTGTTAGCTACCTGAGAAAACCTAGCATCAGCAACAGCTTGTGTGTAAGTATTGGCTAGATCAAAAGCACCATAAGCAACGATGTCAACAATGTCACCAGCCGTTGCACCAGTAGCCAAAACAATGTTAGTTCCACTTGTGGCTGTAAAGTCTGAAGTGACAATAAGCTTTACGCCATTTAAATAAACATCTACAAAACCAACATCATAGACAATAGCAAAGGTAGTCTGACTTGCTGTCGCTGTATAAACCTGTCTAGAAGAAGTTCCGTTAACTGCTGAACCAGTAGCCTTCCATGTACTACCTGTGTATACACGCATCTCATTAGCTACTGTATCGAAATACAAAGCACCAGTCAATAAAGCATTACCATCGTTATCTACTGATGGAGAAGAAGATTTATTTCCTAAATATCTATCATCAAAAGCGTCATAACTTGCAGCAGCATTGGTAGCTGATGTAGAAGCAGCAGAGGCAGAGCTAGATGCATTAGAAGCAGATGTAGAAGCATTGCTTGCACTAGTGGCTGCATTAGAAGCAGAGGTTGCTGCAGCAGAAGCAGAAGCAGCAGCAGAGGAGGTGCTGCCAAACAACACATCAATGTAGTTCTTAGTAGCAGCATCTTGAGCATTGGTAGGATCACCCATTCCAGTGATCTTGTTTGTTCCCATTGCGATAGCACCACTCATAGTGCCACCAGACTTAGCTAGATTTAATGTATCAGCAGTATCTACATAAGCTTTAGTTGCTGCATCTTGGTTTGCTGTTGGATCACCAAGACCAGTAATCTTAGATGTACCCATAGCAATAGCACCAGACATAGTGCCACCAGCCAGTGCAAGTTTTGTTGCAATGGAGTTTGTCACTGTGGTGGCAAAGTTGGCATCATCGCCTAAGGCAGCAGCCAATTCATCTAGAGTGTCTAACACTCCGGGAGCAGAGGCTACTAAGTTGCTGATAGAAGTATCAACATATCCTTTAGTGGCTGCATCACCAGCATTTGTAGGAGAGGTAAGATTTGTAATAGTGGCTGCTGAAGAAGCATCCATGTTCAATCCACCATTGATGGTGACATCATTGAAAGATGATGTACCTGTAGATGCTGTGACATTACCTGTTAAGTTTCCAGTGACATTCCCTGTGACGTTACCAGTAAGATTACCTGTAACATTACCTGTCACTGCTCCAGTTAATGGACCAGAAAATCCTGTAGTTGCTGTAACTGTAGTACCTGTAATAGCTTGAGCACTACTACCACCAATAACAGCACCATCAATAGTACCTGCATTGATGTCAGCAGTAGCTGCAACTAAAGAGGTGTTAGCAGTGAGTGTAGTGAATGTACCAGCAGCAGGAGTGCTTGCACCAACAACAGCAGCGTCAACTGTTCCACCATTAATGTCAGCAGTGTCAGCAACTAAACTGTCAATGTTGGCTGTACCATCAATGTGTAAGTCTTTAAACTCTAGAGCACTTGTACCTAAGTCAATGTCATTATCTGTTACTGGAACAATAGCACCATCTTGAAAGCGTACCTGCTCAACAGCAGCAGCAGCCACTTCAACAAACACACCATGACGATTGTTAGCTGTATCAGTAGCAATCTTATTCAATAAGTCGCTATCACCAATGACAGGAACAGGATGACCCTCAGCGGCAGTGCCATCATGTCTATGACCAGCAGCAGTAGCAAAGGCATCACGAAGAGCGTTAAGCTCATTGTTAATTGGTGCAGCACGAACTACGCCCGTTGGGACGATGTCAGCAGCAGATTGTCTTACATAACCTGTCAAGGTAGTTCTCCTTAGCGTCTGTCATTGATTGAATAATTCAAGACAAGCCCTTGAATCGTATGACTAGCATTAGTATCATTAGTCACATATTTGAAAGCAATGGAGAATCCAGAGCCTTCAATGTTTGTCTTCTTTACTGGTGATGGGTTGCCATCATAAATGGCTGTGGCATCATAGATGGCTTCATTGTAATAAGCAGCAGTTCCAACAATAGGAAGGTTATAGTTAGCAGGATTGAACACACCAACTGAATCATCAAAGTCATAGGAAACACCCATAACAATACTGGAAGATCCTTCACTTCTCAAGAAAGTAGAAATGTTATAGAAGTTCTTTCTAATGGTAGGATCTTGAAAATAATAAAAAGGAGTTTGATAGACACTCAATATTTCAGTAGAGGCAAAAGAAGTTCCTGTTTCTTGTCTGTGTACTTTACCAGTAGCATCACCATGAATAATTACTTCATCAATACCAATATAACCACTAGAAGCGCAGGTAGCTGGAAAGCCAAACAATTGACTATACTCGAAAGAAATACCACCTTCTCTTTCACGCAAACCACCTAACAATCCAAATGTTCCTTCACTAGGGATAAACATTCTAAATTGAGACTTCTTACGCAACACCACTGAACTCAAAGATTCTGGATCAATAGAGCCAGCATTAAGTTCTTGTAAGATTGATGTAATTGTAAATTGAATCTGTTTAGAAATTGTCTCAAGCTCAACGTCACCAATCTTATTTGTTCCTGACACAGGTCTAAAACCATCTGGTCCTAAGAACAATAAATTACCACCCAGTTCTATCACACTATCTGGCACAACACAACCTAAGTTTGTTGTCACCTCGCCAACAACAAAGTCAGCTATATTTGTACCTACCAAACTCTTAATAGCATTCTTACCGAAGATGTATAACGTATCTCTAAATTGTTTAATCTGAACAATTTCAAAGCCTACATTAATAACAGCAGCACCATTAGCTGGATTAAAGTCTGTCTCTGCTAACGGAGAAGAAACATATAAGTTGTAAGGATCTGTAGGATCACCAGCTAAGAATATATGATTCTTAAATGCTGCTGAATACTTAGGACTATTGGGCGCATTAGAATGAGTAATCTGTGTATATGTTGTTCCATCATACACGGCTGCTGGATTAATACCATCAGTTAAAACAAACTTAGGAGCACTCCAATTATACTTAGTAAACCTAACCTTCTTAACCCCTACCATCGTAACACCTGCTGGAGTTGTAATGGCTGACCAAGTAGATGAAGAATTTACCCACCTATAAAAGTAGTTTGTACCAGCAGAAGGTTTACGACAAGCAAAAATACTATTGTTTAAATCTTCTGCTACCAACACTCCTAAGACAGCACCAGTGCCTGTAACTGTTCCATAGTTATTAGCAAACCCACTGATGCGTCTGTAACCACCATTAATAT